TATCAAATCAGCTAGGTTATTTACTGAGGTTGCATTAGTAGTAGAATCATTATATGCCATCACTACTGCATCCCAAAAATCATCTTGACCAAATACACCGAATGGAACCCAAGCGTATCTTGTTTTAGTATCCTCTGTAACTTGTGGAATCATATTATCCGCAAGATTAACCACACTAAACTTATGGTCTCTTTTTATTGCCTTTGTATTCATCTTATGGAAGGATTATATATCTATTTAATGTATCGTTTGAAATGTAAGGGTAATCACCTCCTACTGGTAATGGTATTTGGTTAACATAGTTTGGTTTATCTTCACTTTGTGAAACAAAGAATGCCAGAGATCCTCTCCATACTACATCACCAACTCGTAATGTTTGTGAACCTGATGGTCTATATTGTGGGTATATTGTCATTCTAAACTCATTTCCAGGAGGTGCCTCAAACAGAGTTTCTGCATTAAAATCCACACTAAAAGAAACATAGGATTCATAACTTTCATAACCCCACCCAGAACCAGATAAATTGATTGTAGGGTAGTTCTTTAATGTAGTCATGTCTTGTAAATCTATACTCAAGACCTCTGAACCAGTTGGTAAAGGTTCTACTCTAATAGTATAGTTGTTACGGCCACCAGTGAAATATGTTAACATTATCTCTAATTATCTATTGTTTATAGTATAATAACAACGAATTAACTATAAATAGTAGAAACAAAAAAACCCCAACCTTTCTACAAGTTGGGGTTTTCTATATTAAATACTAAATTATGAATTAACTATTAGTTCCGTACACAATGGTTGGTTGAGTAGTTAAACCTGCAAATGCATTAGTGGTAGTTGAACCAGATAAGAACGCTGCTGGTAATTTCTCTTGGCCAGTGAAGGTCATAGAATAACCATAAAGGTCTCCCATTGCTGCACCAGTTTGAAGAGTTCCTGCAGTCATATCAGCACCTTCTCTTTCACCAACTAATAGGGCATCTCCATTCATTGTCCATACAACGATTTGTGGTCTACCATAAGCCAACAACTTCATTTGAGTTGTCATCTCGTTGGTAAGTTTCTTCAAGTTCAAGAGTAATTCTTGAGAGAAGAAAGTTGTACCATTATCTCTTGATGTATTGACGGTTTCTGTATATGCAGAATTACCTTTTAATTCATAATAGTATACCGTTGAACCCGATGGTAAAGCAGTCACCTCACCATTTCCGTTTTTTGTGAAAGAACCAGTAGTAAAGTTAAGGAAATATACACCGGCTAAACCACCGATACTATCCTTACAAACTTCGTTTCTTCCAGCTGTTATATTACATGCCATACTATTAAATGTTTTTGTTTAGTTGATTAAATTTAATATGCTCCGTAGTAAACGATGTCTTGACCGATACCGAACTGAACACCAGCAGTGTATCTCATGATGATTCGGTAGTTCTGAGAACCATCCAAATTAGCCATATCCAATACTCTTACTTCGTTGTGGTCAGAAAGTAATCCAGTTCCGAAGAACAAGTTAGACTTCTGTGCAGCTACGATTTTGTTGTCACTCATACCAGGGCAAAGAACGATTTCAATACCATTGAAGTTGAAAGGTTTTTCACCTACGTTCATTTGGTTGTTCCATCCGTTAGCACCGATAGCACCACCGGCTAATGCCTGCTGATATGCTTTAGCAACTTGAGTACCAACATAGATAAGAAGGTCTTCTTTTCCATATACTGCAGCTGGGATAGTATCTACCACATTGTTCAACTTGTTCAATACGTTAGCTGAAGTGATAGAACCAGAGTCAATTGCAGAACCAGTCTTAGCCGCTAATACAGCTCCAGAACCACCTGCTGCGATAGATGCAGAGAATGCAGTTTGGAATCCAAGGAATGAACCATTGGAAGCAGTACCTTGCCAGATTGATTGTTCAGTAGCCTGAGCAACTTGTCCAGCCACATAAGAAATCAAGTAATCATTGAATGATGCTGGGATAGTATCAAATGCAGAGAATCCTAACTGAAGAGATTCCCAAGAATCAACGAATTCTTGCTTACACAATTCAAGGTTTACTTGTAGTTCTTTTGGTTCAAGGATTCTTTCAGAAAGAGCTACTGAACCTGAAGTTACGAAATCACAAGAAGCATCTTGTACGATTCCTGATACATCAAGTTTCTGAATTACAGATTTATACTTGACGTTTGGTTTGATGGTTACTAACTTGTTATCCAAAGTCTTAGCAGATAAGAGGGCTGCTGCGATATACTCACCAGCGAATTCACCTGCATAGGTGTTTTGTGTAAAAGTTGGTAACGCCAAATTTTGTCTTTTTTTCATTTTGTTAAAAGTTTTGGGTTATTAAATGTTTTTGTTATATAGTCTTGCCAATACTCTTTCTTGTGAAGAAAGGCCTGGGGTTGATTTCTTTGTATTTACTGCAGATAGTTTCTTTACTCTAGCCTCAACTGGAGCACCATCTAATTTTGGAAGTTCTTCTTCATCTTCCATTTCATCTTCAAGTTCTTCTTCCATAGTAGGGTCTTTATCTACTACTTCTTCTTTAACTTTCTCCATATCCATGATTTTCTTTTCCATCTCTTCAATGCGATAAGAAAGTTCTTCCATCATCTTAGCAATGTCCTTATCAGTACCAACCAATTTACCTTGGTCTACATCAGCAGGAACACCATCACCAGTAGTTGGGATATCACCAGGAGCAGTTTCGTAAGTTTCCTCACTCATCTCTGTTGGCATTTCATTTGGTCCAGAAGCAGGAATATCTTCGGCTTCTTTGATTTCCATATCAGCAAGTTCTACATTTTCTCTTTCTACGATTTCACCATCTTTGGTGATAACCTTTAACAGAGTTTCGTTTCCTTCTGAATCACGAAGAGACAACTCATGTTCTCCATCAGGTGCTGGTGACTTCTCACCATCTTCGGAAATTACAAATAGAGGTTCTCCAACATCAAAAGTTTCACTTTCAACGATAGTTCCATCTTTCAATTTAGCGTAAGTTAGTTCCACTTCGTTTGAAGATAACATCATTACTAATTTCTTTAATACTGTCTTTGCGTTCATAATGTATAAATCTATTTTTATATAATAACAATAATTGTTTTAGTTATATCAATTTTTAGTTGATTTGTGTCCAAGTAGAACCATTGTGATAGTATAGGTTTGATGCAGATACTGCAAGTTGTCCTACTCCACCAGCTGGTAGTGGGTCTTGACCTGCTAAGGTTAATACTTTTTCAATTCCTACTGAACCAGATATTACGGTTTCAATTGCACTTCTACCAATAGTAATAGTTTCTGATGTTAAACTATTGAATGTCTTGCTATTATTGCCACCAATTTCAATGTTTTGTCCAGTTATTATGGCTTTTGTTTTACCATTTCCTTGATCCCAAAGTCCTATTTGACCACCACGATTATCACCTGATGCACTACTTGTTGCAAATAATGTTAGAAGAGCATTCTTACCATTTAATAACATTTCAGCACCCCAACCATAATTCAATAAGAAATGCATCTCTGTATGTATCAACACCAAAATCTAAATCAGTAAATGTAAATTGTGTTACATTAAATGGTGTTCCACTAACAACTGCACCATTTACTGAAATCAATTCAGTAGCCGTACCTGTAGTTGGTACATTAAATGTTTGTTTAACTGAGCCCGATACTGATACTGAACCAGTAATTTGTGCACCTTGTTGCGCAATCAATGGTCTTGTTATAGTTACTCTACCATCAGTAAATGATTGCGATGCTTCAAACTGAATTGGTGCATAGAATGTAGGTGGGAGACCTGCACTACCACTTTGTAATATAATAGCTGGGTTTGTTATACCTGTCAGACCAGTTAGAGCTGTTGATGCTGCATCACCGGCAATTGCTATATTTCTTCCTGAACCAAAATTACTAACAACACGTGTAGTAGTAATCTGAGTGCTACCAGTAGTACTACTTGTTGTGGTTAAACCAGAATTTGATATGGTGGTATTTCCCGTGGATGAACTAACTGCTAATACATTAAATGCTGGTTGCCAATATAGTGCATTATCACTATCTCTTGCAATTACATTAGTAGAACCTGATAGAAATGGTATAATAA